CGGGGAATGATTCGCGAAAGTCGGGCGTTAAATCGAGCAGTCAATCGTCAAACTGAATTTATCAGAAGGTTGTCGGGAACATCAGGAATGACCGCGACTCAATTAGCAGATGATTGGGCACATATGTCAACTGAGATGCGTAGATCGTTCATACAAAATCATAATCAATTGATAGTACATCAAAGAGATTTGCTTGGCGTTGAAGAAAACATGCGTCGACTCGGTAATCAAATGGGTCATTATACAGGTACTACAAGTGACTTTATGAATGAAGTTCAACGATTAGGACGAGAGCACAGACGAATATCTGATCAAATGATTAACAATGATATGTCTTTACGACAAGGATTCATCCCAACGGTTGCTACGATGTCTACAATGAGCACTCAGAGTGATAAAATCAGAGCGAATTACGAGCGTATGGGCCGAGCTATTTACAATGTAAACAGACCTTTTTTAGCTGTAACAAACAATTTAGAACGCATGGCGCGTTCAGGGAATGCGGCGCAACTAGCATTAGAAATGCTAGGACCTAACGCTAGTATGAAAGCTTTGCAAGACCAAGTGCGGTTGATTAACCAAGGGGTTATGAGACAGCAAGCGGTAGTTGTAGCAGCTGGTATTGCTTGGCTTGGTTTTACAGCTATTTTAGCGAACGCGGCTCTTGGCCCCGACCCTGCGGAAGTACGAGCAGAACAGGACCAATTAACACAAATTTATAAAGAAGAATGGCGAAAACGAGTAGATGAAATCAGTCATTTTGTCGGTATTTTTGAAAAAGTTTCTGTTCCGAAAGTAAAACCGTCTGATGTCATGAAAGCCATGCAATCGCAATTAAAGGCGGTACAAACATGGCGGAAGAGCTTGCAATCCCTAATTAAAAAAGGGGTAGATGAGGGCTTAATTAAGGAATTACAGAAGGCTGGACCAGCGGCTGCTTATGAAATCCGGGCCATTGATAGGATGAGTCAGCCGGAGCTTGATAAATATGTGCAAACATGGCGAGATAAAATGTCACTCGCACGAACACAAGCGACAGATGAACTAACCAAGTTGAAACAACAAACGGATGCTAAAATCAAAGAATTACAGGATAGCATTAAACCGTTGGGTGCAGCATGGGAAAAATTCAAAGGGACTTGGGCAACGGCTCTTAAACCATTTGTGGATTTGTGGGGGCAATTAGCAGCTGGTTTCGTTACGATTGGAACGAAAATCGGTGAGTTCGTAAACTATCTAAATAGTATTAGCCCGTGGATTACTAAGTTAGCAGGCATGTTCATTTACTTAGTTGCTACATTCACGTTATTACTTTCTCCTTTAGCGGTTGGTATTGGCTATATCATGGGTGTAAGGGCAGCATTTACGGCACTATGGATGCTTATCAGTCCATTAGTAACAGGCCTAGGAGCCATGATGGGTACAGTGCTACTCGTTTCTGGTGTTGTACTTGGATTAGGTGTAGCCCTATACCTTTTATGGACTCGATCTGAAACATTCCGAAATGGCGTGATTAAAGGGTGGAACGCGATTAAATCAGCGGCAGTGTCCGTTTATGGGTTTATTCGTCCATATATCATGCAAGCGATTGGTGCGGTCACTACTTTCGTAGGTCAAAAATTAGCCCAACTGAAAACCTTTTGGGATGAAAATGGTGCAATGATTCTTCAAGCGACTAAGAACTTTTTCACTCCAATTGTTTTCATTGTCCGTACTGTACTTGGAGCGGTCTGGTCTGTCATGAAATTCATGTGGCCTGTGGTGCTTTTATTGGTGAAATCTGTTTGGTCGAATATACGCGGAGTGATAGATGGGGCTCTAAAAATTATTATGGGCTTGGCGAAAATATTCGGCGGTTTGTTCACTGGAAACTTCTCGAAAATGTGGGAAGGGGTTAAACAAGTATTTTTTGGAGCCATTCAATTTGTTTGGAATCTCATCAATTTAATGATGTTCGCAAAGATCTTGAGTGCTGGAAAAATGTTCATTACAGGGTTTAGAGATGTTTTTGTCGGTCTCTGGGCAGGACTGCGTACTCTGTTTACAAAGAGTGTTACTAACGTTAAAAACACCGTGCAGTATGGATTCACAGCAATGAAATTACTTGGCCAGACTATTATGACTGGTTTTAAAAATTCTATTAACGGCATCTGGACTGCAATACACGGGAATATCCGAGGAATGCTTGGAAGGATAGGCACTAGTATTAAAACCGCCTGGACAACAGCTAGAACAGAAACCAAGACACTGTTCGGAATGATTAAAGATGATGTGACTGGAGTCTTTAAAAATATCGTACAGGCTGCTAAGGATTTACCGGGTAAAATCGGAAGAGGAATTAGTAGTATGGCCGGAAGAGTTGAAGAGGGTATCGGAACATTCGCTGGCAAGGTGTTCAGCGGCTTTAAGAAAGTCGTAAACGGCGCGATTGATGGGATTAACTGGGCGATGAAAGGGATTGGTCTTGAAACGACTATCGAGCTATGGAAGCCTCCTAAATACGCTAAAGGTACTTCTTTTCATCCTGGTGGACCCGCGATTCTCGGAGACGGTGGAGGGCCGGAATTATATCGTACACCATCTGGGCATGTTGGTTTATCTCCTGGTAGAGACACGCTCATGAACCTTCCTAAAGGAACAGAGGTATTGCCGTACAAACAATCCATGCAACTTCTAAACGCCGGACTTCCTGCTTACAAGAGTGGCGCGAAAGGAAAAGGTGAAAACGGAAGTGTTTTACACGATGCTGTGAATAAAGGGAAAAACATAGCTGGAAAAGCGTGGGACACTACTAAAAATGTTGCTGGAAATGTAAAGGAAGCTGCTTTTGATGTTTGGTCCTATATCTCTAATCCATCCAAATTAGCATCAAAGATATTCAAAGAGTTCGGAGTGGAGTTCCCTAAGATGTCTGGTGCTGCTTACGAATTTGGTAAAGGGTCGGTTAGCTTCTTGAAAGATAAAACAATCGGGTTCTTAAAGGAACAACTTGCGGGCCTTTCCTTCGTCGGCAGTGAAAGTAAAGATCCCGGCGCTGTTGGTCCCGGTTCAGGATATGGCGGCATGATGAAATATGTTGAAGCTGTATATAACTCCGTTAAATCTCGTTTCGGGAAAACGCACTTCATGGGCGGTTACAATAACCGGAATGTGGTAGGCGGAAGCTCAAAATCTATGCACGCTTATGGTCGAGCTTTTGATATTGGTGGTTCTCACGAAACAATGTCTAAGATTGCGGAGTATTTACGTACAACAGCATCTCAACTTCAATACGTTATTTACAACAGACGGATTGCTGGTCCAGGCATGGGGAAAGCGTGGAGAAGGTATACAGGGTTAAATCCTCATACAGACCATGTTCACGCTGATTTTAAAGCGGTCAGAAACAGTATTCCTGGTGACATTGGTAAATCCACGGGAAGTGCATCTGCGTGGAGAGATGACATCATTAGGGCAGCTGCGCAAATGAAAGAGTTTGTCACTCCATCAGAAATAAACGGTATCGTTGCACAGATTCAACGTGAATCCACAGGTAATCAAAGGATTGTGCAAAGTCCTTTGGTACGTGATGTTAATACAAGAAACGGAAACCCAGCCAAGGGATTGCTCCAATATATCCCGCAAACATTCGCTAAATATCGTATGAAAGGGTATGGAGATATTTTCAATGGGTATCACCAACTTCTCGCCTTCTTTAATAACCGAAATTGGAGACGGGATTTGCCATATGGAAAACGCGGTTGGGGGCCGACAGGGTTAAGGAAATACGCAACAGGCGGAATTGCTTGGAGGCCGCAAATCGCTTCATTAGCGGAAAACGGTTGGAAAGAATTTATCATCCCAACTCAGCCAAGTATGAGAAAAAACGCTCATGCTCTGCTTCAACAAGCGAATCATGAACTTGGATATACACCAGAAAGTTCAGGAAGTAGTTATACATCCTCAAGCGGAGGCTCACGTCCTGTTATCAACTTTAATCCGACCATTAACATCGATATGAGTGGCAACAGTAACAATAGTGTTGATGTGGAAAAAGCGATACGAAAGGCGTTGGACGAACAATGGCAACGTCTTATTTCAATTTACGGAATTGAGGTGGTTCGATAGTGGCGAAGCTTGGAAAGGTATATTTACAGATAACAAGCGAAGATATAAATGATTCAGTGGCAGCCACCTCTTATCCTGTCGAAAAAGGTGTTCCGTTTTCAGATCACGTTCAACGACAACCGAAATCCATATCGCTCAGCGGGTATGTGCTAGGCAGGGATTCTAAACAACGTCTGCAGCAATTACGAGATTCTATGAATAAAGGCGAAATACTAAGCTACACTGGCCGTTCAATACTCAAAAATGTCATTATCTTGAGTATTGATGACAACCGAACAAACGAAACGGCAAATGGTAGTGCAGTAAACATCCAACTACAATTTATTCGTATTGTGAATACTTCGTGGGATAAAGTGCCAGCTAAGCAAAAAACGCAGCAGAAAAAGCAAACAAACGCAGGCAAAAAGCAACCGGTCTCTAAGAAAAAGACAACAGCTGTTTATCATATCGTGAAAAAGGGTGAAACGTATTCATCTATTGCTAAAAAATACGGCGTTTCTATTAACTCGTTAAGAAAATTAAACCCTTGGAAAGATCGTTCTATTCCGATTGGAGCGAAAATGAAGGTGAAAGCATGAGAGATTACATTCCTTTCGATAAAAATGCGATTCCTGAACGCTTTGAAATAGACTTAGCGGAGGAATCGTTTTTTCTTGAAATCAATTACAACGAAATAGGCGATTTCTTCACTATGGATCTTTTTGATGCTGACGAGAATCCACTTGTATTAGGCGAGAAAATAAGGTTAGGCATTCCTTTATGGTCAGATGTTCCTAACCCTAATCTTCCGGCACCAACTCTTATTCCACTTGATCAAAGTGGAAAAGAGAATCGCATCACATTTGATAATTTCGGTGAAACGGTATTTGTTTATATTGATGATGTAGGTGATTAAGATGAGCCCTAATGCGATGTTTGGTCGTGTCATAAAAATAACGGTAAAGGGCAAGTATTCCACAACCTTTTCTAATAAAGATCTAGAAATACGTTTTGACGTTCCTTTTGATGACGATGCCAAGCCGAATACTAGCACTGTAGAGATTTATAATCTCTCGAAAGATTCGATTAATCGGATGAAAAAGGACGATACTTGCACGATTCAAGCGGGATATAAAGATGATTACGGCGTGATTGCATCGGGGAAAATCACAACAATCCTTACAAATCGAAATGGTGTAGACAAAATCACAACGATTTCTTTTTTAGAAGGAGATGATTATTCTCGGGTTAAAGTCACTTCTAAAACAGCGGACAAAGCAGAAAAAGGAAAGAAGCAAAAATTGAAGATTGCCTTTAAAGCAGGAACGAAGGGGTCAACTATCATCAAAAAAATTTGCAGCGTGTTAGGGATTAAATTAGCACAAATGAAGTTGCCGAAAGATGTTACTTATAAAAAGGGTTATACGGTCACCGGTCAAATATTAAACAATCTGGAAGAAGTCGTGAAAGATTGTGGTGCTGCTCTTTATTATAAGCGAGGAAAGTTAATCATCCGGTCGATTAAAGAAGGGGACGACGAACGATTTACACTTGAAGAAAAAACAGGTTTAATCGGTAGTCCTGAACCTTTCGATGATGAAAACGGAAAAGGATATAAAGTACAATGCCTTCTTCAACACCGGCTGGCTGTTGCGTCCATCGTTAAATTGAAGGCCAAAGGAATTGATGGTAAATATAGAGCAAAAAACGGCAGGCACTATTGCAACGGTAGTGATTTTATGACGGAAGCGAGTGTCATCTAATGGCAAAGGATACGGAATTTATTGATTTACTTGTAAGGCGAATCAAATTATTTTTGCGTACACAAGCACCAGCGAGAGTTATATCTTTTGACGAAGGGA